GCCGCATCTCCAGCGACAAGATCATCTAAGTCAAGCCTGTTTTCCCCGTTGCCGCCTTTGTAAAAGTAAGCAAAATTTGACTCATGAAAATTATCAATTGGCGTTCCACCTAGCATTACTGCTTGCACTGAAGGGGTAGTGTCCATTGGGGTCTGACCCAAAACACCAACAATCTTGATTGCTTGAAATGTGCCACGACTAAACATGCGAGACCAAACCAACAATGGTTCAACCAGCACTCCCCCACTGGCTGATGTTGAGTTTGCAGAATCGCCAGTGCTTGCTACTGGCGGCACATAACGTCCGAAAGGAATTGGTATAGGCGATCCCAACTGTGCGATTGCAGGCGCTGCATCAAAGCCGAGCGTGTTGTTGTATTTCGTGCGACCTTGCTGGCTTGGCAACGTACGCTGCTCAATTCCATCGCGTTCTTTGGGGCTCGCTACTGGCTTAGGCTTCGGCGCAAGCAGGGCAGCCGCACCACTAACGACAACGCCTACAGCAAGGCTGATCAGAGCAGGAACAAGAGCTGGGCCATTTTGCACGTCAGGGATGTGCTCATACCCTTTCGGTAAATTCAAACAACGCTCTCGAGCCTCTTCAACGAACTGTCTATACTCCTCTTCCGATAAGCCCAGAACTTGGATGAGCTGCCGTTCGTATGGAAGCAATGCATATTGATATGACTTAGCGGGCACCAAGCCACCTGCTCGGTCTGAGTGCAAAAATGAAGCAGGCCGTTGTTCCATACCACGCAAAAGCCTATTGGCCTTGCACATACCATAATGTCCCCATCATAGGACGGAATTGCAATTCGTTTACCCCAACGAACAAGATCCCTGCCCCATTGTCTTGGTGTCATGCTGTACCAATCACGATTGATGGATGGGGCTTCTATCTTCATGCGTCTTAACACTTCAAGCGTTAGCCAAATGCAATCGGTATCGCCATAAACGTACGGCGTCCCAATCAAATCAATGCACTCAACGTAAACGGACACTTGAAGTTGTAGGCAAGCTGCCAACTAGACGACGATGCAAAGTTCGAGTTGGAATGTCTAAACCTGCTGCATCAAGCACACTGCTCAACTCAAGCCTCAATACCGTATCATCCCATCCGCCAGCAGTTGATTGCCCCGTATAAGTCAAAAGCTTTTGGATTACTTGGTTACTTGTGGGGCTCAAAATGTTTACATCCACCTCGGCAACGTAAGGCGTCACCCAAGTGTATTCATCCCTCAAAGTACGACCGCGCAGCGCCTCGCCAAGAATTCCGCGTGATACTTCATTGTTGGGGAATGTTAATGTTGCAGGCTGCAAATCGCCCTGCCTTGTCGCACTGGTTCCAGAGAAACCAAATGGGACAAAATCATAATTAATGCCTTCATGCGAAATGTTTTCAGCAATGTAAAAATTTTGAAAGGCGTATTTAACATTTGCTCCGCCATCGTAAAGACGCAAATAATGCCCAAGAGCTAAACTCGTCACAAGCCTATCCTCCGGCGAGTGCCAGGACTATTGCGTAGTTTAGCCAATGCGCGGTTTTCACCACGGGTAGCGCCTTGCTCTGCAGCCTGCTGCATTCCCTGTTGAAATTCTGCAGCAGTTACATAATCAACATTGTTAATCCGCTCGACAGTATAACGAACATCAATCGCGCCATTGCTCGTGACGTTAGAAGCACCCCCAGCATCGACCTGATCGCCAAACGCCTGATTCCCGCTGGTTGACCCTGAAGGACGATAACGGTTCATTGCGGATGACAACTGATTGTTGTTGATGACTTGGCCGCTGCCATTTTCATTGAGCCTGAGCAGCTCTGGGCCGCGTTCGCCCACCATATAAGTATTGCCAGGTGTGACGGTGCCGCCATCTGCCAAGAGGCCAGCCAAGCCTGCGCCCATGCCATATCCAGCGCCCAAAGCTTCCGTGCCAGAGACAGGGGTCTTGCCAAAGCCAAATGCTTGAAGAATAAACTTCAACGCCAAACTTTTAATAATCATTTTGCCCAAATCTCGGAGCAAGCTTGACGCGAATTCTCTAAAATCAACACTACCACCAGACGCCAATTCCGTAATTGCATCAGACAATCGACCCAAGCCGGTTTCTGTGAGTTGTTTTACAGCGTCAAAAGTGGTTCCAAGGCTTTTAGTGTAAGAATCAAACCCAGCCCTAACACCTTGCAGAGGGTCTTCAATTTTTTGCTGTTCCCTCAGCAATTCATTAAATTCACGAATTTTAGACAGTCTTTCATCTTCAAGCTTTAAAGTATCCTCAAGAACTTTTTTGCGAAACTCTAAAAGATCTTGCTCAAAGCTTGCTGTTTTTGATGCAAGTTGATTTCTTGTTTCTACAAGTTTGGTTTCGTCTTTAATCAAGGCCAAGGCTTGATTTTGAACATCTATTCCTTTTGCTTTATTTTCCTCAATACTTTGCTTGCGTGCTTCAATTTGTTTTTGCAGCCCAAGCTCAGCGACCTGCAATGGAACAAGTTGACGCTGCAGCTCTAACTCAAATTGTTTTAGCTTGTTGCCTTCTTTACGTGCTTTTACAATTTCTTGATCGATTGAGGCTAGATTTTTTGACAGAATAGTGCGTGCAGTTGCTTGGAATGAAGCCTCAAGATCTCTGAAAGCAGCGTTAGCCTGCCGACGCAACTCCACCATCGGATCGGGTCCACGCCTTGTGCGAGGAGTTTTGGGCTTGGTGCTGTCTTCTGCGCTAGGCAAATCGCTTGGCGCTGAAGGAATAGGCCCGATAAAATCTGCTCTTTGAATAATTGGGGTATACCGTGCAACTATGTCTTCTGCAAATTTTCTCTGCAGAGGAGTAATATCAGTTCTTACAAGCGTTCTTTGTGCTTGAGCGAGTGTTTCTCTTTGATTCTCAAGCAATGTGCCAATATTAGCCTCTTCAATAGCTTTTCCAGCCCTGCCAATTGCATCAAAAAGGTCAATGAAACCCTTAATAGCATTAGAAGTAAAGGTTTGAAATTGAGCCCCAAGCCTTTGCAATTCTGGAGCTACTTTTTCGTTTAACTCCTCAAGCACGACTGACAACCTATCACCAGCCGCATCGGGTCCATCTGCAATTACTTTTGCGGTTTCTCCATATCGCTCAAAAATAGCCTCTGCAAAAGATTGGAAGTCTGCCAAGCTTACTTCGCCTCGTTCCAAAGCTTTATCAAGCTCAGCAGGCGTCTTGCCAATAGATTCAGCAAACAGCGTAAAAGCACCAGGCAATCGTTCTCCAATCTGCTGGCGCAATTCTTCCGCTGAAACCTTGCCCTTACTAAATACTTGAGCTGTTGCAGTAAGAGCCGCGTCAACATCACCTAAAGATCCACCAGTTGCCCTTACTGCGGCAATAATTCCTCGAAACGCAACTTGCGTATCACGAAGTGAACCCCCTGCGCCAGAAACAGAAGCCTGAAGCTTAGTAAATTGCTTTGTTAATACACTTTGGGGAATGGCAAATTCTTTTGTCGCTGATTGAACAAATGCCAACGCTCGGTTGTATTCGTCTTGGCTGCTTGTGACCCCTTCAAGCGCAATTCTTAATTTGTTCAACTCAGCCCCATATTCCGCCACACCACCCAAGGCTCTTCTGGCACCACCCACTTGAGCGCCAAGCGCAGCCCCCACAGCAGCACCAGCAGGGCCGCCAACACCCAAGCCAATTGCACCGCCCACAAGGCCTTCAGGCCCGCCAAAAATACCACCAGCAGCTATCGCGCCTGCACCTCTTGCAAGCCTGCCAGCACGCGATACTTGAGGTCTACGGCCTTCAGCTTTTTGTAATTGTTTGTCTAGTTTTTCAGCTTCTAAACGCGCTTCCTTAAATTCCTTACTGCCAATTTCAAGCTGCGCCGAAATATCACGCCATGCATTGCGATAATCACGCAAGTTTTGAATACTGTTTTTTGATGTCTTTTGTACGTCTTTTAATTGACTGGCAACTTGTTTAAAATTAACGTCTACCTTTGTTTTAGCTGTTACTGCAAGCTTGTTCAACGCCGCCTCAAGCTCTTTCAGCTCACCCTTGCCTACAGCTTTGACAAGAACTTTCAGTTCGGTTGTTACAGGGGCCATCAGGGGTTCCTCTTGCTAAAGCAGCCCAGAGCCGCAAGTTCCATCACCTGTATCCCTTCAAACAAAGACACAGGATCTTTCACTGAATACAGTCTACTCAAGTAATCAAGAGCTGAGTAGTTCAGGCCAGTCAAACCAGCCATGCTTACGTTCCACTGGGTTTGCATTTTTAAAAATATCATTACTGTTTCCCAGTTTTCTTCTAAAACCTCAAAATCTTTTTTTACTGGTCGCAAGCCAGCAGCAGCAATTTGCTCGGGGGTCGCCCCAAGCGCCAATAAGTCAGATTCACGCTCATCCACAACGCCGCCTTTTGCCCAATATTGAGCAGCGGCCTCTAGTTTTTTGCTTTTTCGCCCGTCAGGCTATCGGTGTAAGCCGTGATCAAGGCGCGAAGAACGTAAGGATCATCAAACAGTTGTTGCTTGCTATCCTCGCCAAAAGGCACTTCTTCGCCAGCTTCGTCCTTTACGTTTTCCCAGCCTTCAATAATCTCATTGACCAAAGCGTCATCGCCTTCATCAATCAAATCATTAAAAGCGGAACGGCTCATTTTGCGAAAAACAGCCGTAAAAGTTTCTTTCTTAAAACGCCCGCCATCTACTGGCACTTCAACAGTGACGGGCCATTTGTAAGAAGAGCTTTTCTTGAGAACAAAAGCCATTGTGATCAGGTGTAAACCAGCGTGAACTCGTCGTTACCAGAGGTGGTAGGCAGAGCCAAGTAATCAACCGAAAGATTGACCACGCCGTTTGTGTCTCCGTAGCTTACACCAGTAATGTCGGTTTGAGGCATATTCAAAGTGGTAATGTTTCCACCCGTGGCCCCAAGCGTGAACACACTGCTGCCTGTTGCAGTCGCGACGGCCTTGGCGAAATAATCAATCGTGCCAACATCAGGGGCTTCAATAACAGCATTGCCGCCAGGAGCGCGATTTGTCATCACAACCGATTCGCTGCACATCAGCGGACGGAAAGTGAACTCATTGTTCAGCGCGAAAGAAAGGCTTTCAAGGCAAGCATCAGTTACACCGTGAAAAGTGTTGGTTGTGATGTTTGCATCGCTGACTTCAAGTGCTGCAGCCTGATTTGCGACGGTGAAGTCGCCAGACAGTGCAGTGTCATCAGGAGCGTTATACAAACCAGTCATTGTGAATGAAATGGTCGGCAGTTCACCTGCATTGAGAGTGAAACTGGCGCTTCCACGACAGCCAGTGATCTTGTGACGAGTGCCGTCGTAAAAACAATAGATCGTTACAGAATCAAAAGTGCTGCTAACAGGCGCGTAAGTGACGCTTGTATCAGCAACTGTTGTTTCAGAAAGCCCACAAGCCTTTAAAACTGATCCGTAAGCAGGTGCCGTACCTGCGGTTCCAGAACCAGAAAGCTCAACATCAAAAGTAACGCTAACGCGCTTATTAGCGAGAATAGTGCCTCTCGTGCTGTTTCCAATAAATCCTTGAAGAGCTGGGGGTTGAATATTGTCCGATTCAATCGGAGTGACCTCCAGATTTGTCACCTGAATGGCGTCGGTGCCTCCGACTGGAGTTGGATCGGTTCCGTACGTTGATTCGATCTTTGCGATCAGAAACCTTTTGCGGGTCAGTGCCATTTTGCTTTGGGGCGGTAGTTGTTGAGATCAGTTTAAGATCACCTGTTTCGGGGTCAAACAGATAGCTGCCGCCCGCGCCAGGATTAGGAACCTGCATTGTCATACTAGCAATGGTTTAGGCAGAAGTCAGGTCAGTTCTGCTTGAGCGATAGCGAACCAAAAAATCCTGAGAAATAACGCCCAAAGGTACGTCTGCTTCATACAGGCTAAAATCTGTCCGATCTGGTGTCAAATCAAGCGCGTATCCATTCAAGGTTTGATCTGCCATCAATAATGAATGAACCTGCTGCGTATAAGTGTCGGACGCATCATCAGGCACATCTGCACGAATCAAGGTTGTAATCCTTACCCTCAAGGTCCAATCAAGCTTGTCGTAAAAATTTGTGTCAATTGGTTGATCATTGACTGGTTCCACAATGATTGCAGGTACTTCACCACGCGCCAAAGGTTCCACACGGCTGCGATAGACCGTTGCACCAGTCGCAGCGTCAAGATTAGTTTTGATTCGTGCGAGTATCAGCTCGCGTCGTGTGTCAGCCATAATTATGCAGAAGCGACTTGAAATACGTTGCAAACAGCACTGGGGGCTGTAGGTCTAGCGTAAGGGCTTGTTGTTGCATCAGCTCCACTGATTGAAATGTTGACGTCACTGGTTGCCCAAATCAATTCGATGTAATCCCTTGCATCCAAGGTCAAAGTGTGATCAAATGCAGCCGTCATGCGTCCAGGCACACCGCCATGACTCTCAATCACACTGACACTCAATGTTGTGAGCGGCACATCACCCGCACTACTGCTATTGTTCTTTCTTAGCCAAAATGCGGCATCGTGAATTTGACTGTCGTCATTTTTCAGATGCAAGCCAATCTGAAATTGATAAACGCCAGCATGATCAACTTTGATTTCAGAATTATTCAACAACGTGATTCCTTTTGTTAATCCAGCCACGGAATCGGCAAATGTCACTTCAGTTGGTGTATTTGCAGTTGCGGTTTGACTCGATGCACTAACAAATTCACCCCAGTATCCAGGAGCTCCACAGTACGGAAGCCTTAGCCACGTATCTTTCCCATTCCCAATTTTTCGATTTCCAGTGTCAGATTCAAAGCCGCATTCACCACTTTGCAGCACTGGATTTGTGGCCGCCCAGCTCGATCGCTTCTCGTACTTGAAAACGGCCATCAGTCCTTGCTCAATAACAGTTCAGAAAAGATTCCGTCATCAACAGGGCGATTTTCCCTGACGGTATACGCTTCAGATGCAACAGTGATAGAAGAACCGCGAGTAAGAGCACTGACATCAGATGTTTTTGCAGTAAGCAAATACTCCCGACTTAATGCCATCCCACCCGCGATTACTTCCATTGGTGAATCCAAGATACCCACGAATTCTGCACCAGCACCAATCTGGCAAGTAACGCCAAATTCGTCTGTATTCAGAAATGCGAAGGTATCTTGGAGTGCCATGATCAGTCGTACTTCTTAGCAGCCAGACCGGTCACAGAAACGAAACCAGTACCAGTGCCACCAGCGATGGTCACGCTAGATTTGATGTAACGTTTCATATCGTTGGAGTTGACGAAGATCTTCTCCTGCAGGGCACTGTTGGCATCAGTCGTCGTGAAAGCACCACCGCTCACATCGGTGTAGGAACCACCTTCAGTGTCGGATTCGGTGAGCTTCACAGCGTAGGTAACGCTAGCGCCACCAGCAGAAGCGTCGAGCACGAAAGCAATATCGCCTTCGTAGTCATTCAGATCGATTGCAGAGCCGGTTTGGGTGCCGGTGTTAGCAAGTGCATTGGGGCGCACTGCCAGCAGATAGGTCTTGGACCCCAGATTGTGCAGCATTGTTCTTTCTCCGTTTAGAAATTGGTTTTACGGGTGGAGTTGAAGGTGCCTCGGATTCAACGATAGGCTCCTCTTTGACAGAAGGCTTCTCAATAAACTTCTCGGCTTTTGCAATACCGATCAGGAATTGAGCTTCAGGAAGGGATGCCTCAATGACATCCCCAACCCGAACTACCGTGCTCCCAAGCATTGTTTGCTTCAGGATACGGATCTTCATCTATCAGAGGGTGTTGTTACCGCGAGAGAAGGACTCAGGATGGCGAACGGCGATGTCCACATCCTGCATTGCCACCACGCGAACAGTGCCGCTGGTGCTGTTGGTATAAGGATCAACCATGAGATCCAGGCCGGAGAAGTAGCCCATCAGCAGGTCAGCAAAGTTGCCGAACCACAGATCGTTGCTAGCGACTTGGTTGCTCACCAGACCGCGATAGCCGTTCACTTCACCGTTTTCAAAGATGTAGCTGGCCTGACCGGATTCCTTGACGGCAGTCTTCAGAGCACCGCGCATGGCAGCGTTCATCAGATACACAGGGGAACCGAGCAGTGCGTTGGCAGCAGCCACGTCAGACTCAAGTGCAACAACCTCAGCAAAAGTCGGGGTGTTGTTGCTGAAGTCCTCGGTGCCAACTCCGGTGGTGTTCTTCAGACCAAGGGGCTCGCTGTTGGTGCCGGTGCCATACAGACCAGCAAGGTCAATCTTGAGTGCAAGCACTTGAGCAAGATCACGGCGAACCATGTTCTCCACATCAATGCTGGACTGCAGCATCAGGCGGCGGCTGTAATCGGTGAAGGCAGCCACGGTGCGGGGCATCATGGTCACCTGATCCACAGTCTGCTGAGACTCGGTAGGAGCACCGGACTCGGCCACCCAGTAAGCGGTAGCAGCACCAGACTGACGGGGAATCGCGACGTTGCCGGTCAGGCCGGTCAGCACAGTAGCGCCAGCTTGATCCAGAGCAGAGGCGTTGCGCAGCAGATCGATGAAAGAACCGGCAAGCAGGTCAGTGGCGACGAGGTTACCACCATCAGCAGCAGTACCAACGGTCAGGTCGCGACTGAGCACTTCCTGAGGGATGGTGATACCACGGGACTGACGACCGAGCTTAACGGCAGCAGCTTCAGAAGCTTCGATTTCAAAACCAGCAGCTTCGCGAGCAGAACGATCAGCGGGATTGGCGAGATAGTTGATCGCACGCAGCCAGGAGAACTTGCGGACTTCCTTGTCGGAAAGGCCGATTTCACCAGCGGTGTTATCAACGGGCTTGACTTCGGAACCCATTTTTTCAATAAGAGCGGAACGGAGTTCATCGAGAGAACGAGAATTCATGACGAACTCTTGAGCCAGCTCGATGTTTTGAGTGCGCTTACCAAGGGCAAGCATTTCAGCGGCTTCTTTTGCCTTAGCCTCAGTGGCCTCAGCGCGAAGAGCCTCCAGGTTTGGAGATTGATCTTCCATGGTGGAATTTGCAGTAGATGTGGACACGGCTGAGGCCGTAGACACGATCTCATTTTGAATGAAACCGCGACCAATGCCAACAGTTTGATCCGCTGGCACGGTCACCAGCGAAATTTCAAACGGTTGATAGGAAGTAGCGCGATAGGTCACAGGATCTGTATTCCTATCTTCTTCCATTGCATTGATTTTGTAGCCGAAGCTGACATTCCTAATAATTCTATCTTTAATCAAGCCTTGCATCTCGCGACCGAGTTCATTATTCGCAAGCCTGACTTTTGCATAGGCACGCTTGTCTTTGATGTATGCACGCTCAACAACACCAACAATGCGATCGGCATCGTGTTGATACAGCAGGGGAGCACCATCGTTTAGGCGCGAAAGATCCATCGCGTCATCGCTCATGCTGAGCACTTCCATACCGAAGTAACGCTCAACAGGCATTTCAGATGCAAAAGAAAATTCGTAAGTACGATCTTCCTCAGGATTAAATTCGGTGCTGTAGGAACGCTGCAGCACTTTGCCTTCAAGGCTGCGAATCGCGGGGATCTTGCGCAGCTCCGAGAAACGATGACCAACGACGGTATCAGTTTCTTCACCATCGCGATAAACACGAATCAGAGCGGCGGGATCCTCTTCGTCAGCATTGATCGTGAAACTGGAATCAGGCACTTCAATCACACCACTTGTTGCGATGCGAGTGATGCGCCCACGAGCAGTGCCACCGCTTGAGTCCCACTCAACAAAATCACCAACGCTCAGACTGCCGGGTTCAGCACGCAATTCACGCTCACCTGTTGCCTCTTCAAATTCCATCGGGCTGTAATCATGCTCACTCAGCCAATCACGGGCTTCAGTGGGCGTAAAGCGATCAGCATCAAACCGAATAGCCTGCAATTCTGACGTGCCACCCTTGATACCGTAAATTGCATCAATACCTGCACCAAACTCATCGTTGACGCGACGAATACGATCGTATTGATCAGGGTCCGTCAGACGAGCGGCATGTTCGTTCGGATAAGGTCTTTCTTGAATGTCAGTCATGGAAAGATCACGGGCGTTTTTGATGGTTTCGGCTTTTGCGCTGCTCCATGATTGACCAGCATCGCCACCCCATGCAGCCCATGCTACTCGCCCTGGCGATGGGTATCCATCTTCACCAGGACTAAATCCTTCAGCTTGTTTATCAACTTCATGACGAGCGAACCATGCCGCCATTGTGATTACTGTATCTGGAGATAATTCGTCACCGGAAAGAATTTGACTAGCTCTTGTACGTGCAACGTCTGTACCACCTGCTTCACCATCGGCTTTCCAGTCGCGATAACGCTGCGCTTCTTCACGCATACCGGCGGTAGGCATCAGATCAATTTCAGCGCCATTGACATTAGCCATCAGTCTTCATCCTCATGGATTTCAGGGTGTGGGGTATCTTCAACTGGTGGATTTTGTGATTGACCGGCTTTATCAACGGCGCTTGGGTCGGAGTCAAGAACAATGCCAAGTTCATCCATTGTGGCAAGTTCATGCGCACGTTGACGCATCACTTCTTCAAAATCACCACCATGCAATGCAATGACTTGTGATAGCGTCATGACACCCGAACGAATCAAAGATTTATAGGCTTCTGCTTCTTTCTGTGGGTCAACAAATTGAGCGGCGGGTGCAATCCATTTCGCTTCAAAATAACGATCAGGATCCATGTCAAACGCAGGCATTTGAATCACGCCTGACATCACCGCCATCTCAATCCATTTCTCATAAACAGGCTGACACAGCTTGTCAATCATGTACTGCTGCAACGTCTTGTAATGAGCGCGAGTTTCAATCAACTCAAGACGTGAAGAGCTGTAGTTGCTTTGCGAAAAGTCCGAGCTGACCTGCGTGTAGGAGCAACCAACGCCAGAAGCAACAGCACGCAACATCTGTGCTACGAAAGGCGTAAAAGCATCGTCAGGACGAGAAGGCGAGAAGAACTGCATCTCTTCACCTGGCGCAAGACGACGAATGCTGCCAGGTGCGAAATCAAGAACGGATTGATCGTCTTGAACGCCATCTTCAAACAATTCCTGATCAGGTGTTCTGACAAAACCCATCATTGCCGAACTTGCACGAGCAGCGATGATCTCAGCCTCCTCATACCCACGCAGGTTGTTCAGACGCATGATCGCGGAAGCAAATGCCGTTACTCCACGAGTTTGATGCGGGCGATCAACGGAATACAGATGAATGATCTGATCGGCAGGAATGCGAGTGCGGCGCTTCTTAGCAATATTTGCGTAGCTGAACTGATAATCGCCAGGATGATATTCAAGGAAGTGGTAAGCAACGGGGCGACCCCATTCGTTCAGCTCAACACCCATCCTGACGCGATTGCCATTGGGCTCAAAGCCGGTGTAATCATCGTCAAGCAGATCTGACTCAATAACCTCAAGGCCGAACGGAATCCTGCTGTCACCAAAAGGCTGACTGACAAGGCGCACAAACACCTCGCCCGATTCAATCATGCTTGAAATGCAGAGCTGCTGAATCTGCGCCCAAGACAGTGTGCCACCAGCGTGACAGTTATTTGCCTTTGACCATTTCTTGAATTCATGTTCAACAAGAGCATTAAGCCGCTCATCAAGGCGACCACCGCGAATCATTCGAATCTGCGCTTGATGCTTGATGCCTTGACCGACAACATTGTTCTTGACCGCACGCAGGGCAGCCTTGGCGAAATCTGAATCGCGTACCAAAGCGCGAGCACGATTGCGCAGAATCCGAAGACTGTTCTTGATCTCCGAGTCTGCACTTGTACCTTGACTCACCCAATCGGTTGTGAGGCGATTGACCGTAGAACCAGCGTAATTACGCCGCTGAACTTTGCGCTTGCGACTGAACGGCCACATATCAGATGAACCTCACGCGAGTAACGCCAGGATTGCCGAGACCTTGCTTGACCTTTTCGGCGCGACGTTCGCGATCTACTTCGGCTTTCAAGGAATCACGCAACTGCAGCAATTCTGCCATCTTATAGCGTTTTAGGCTTCGTCCACCGATCGTGTATTCCTGAACAACACCGCCTTGCGCAAGTGTGCGGATTGCTGCCTCAACATAGTCAAGGTCGATTTGTGCTCGCGTGCGATCGTCGAACGCACCTGGAGTTCCAGAATATTCAAGCGTTGCCTTGAC